GGAATGTAAGGAGCGAATACAGCACCAGTTTCCAAGAACTGAGAACCTCTGTAACCCATAAGGATTAAGTTTTCAGTCAAGTAAGGGTTTTTGTAAACTTTGTAACGACCATTTACAGTACCAATCTTTTGTACACCGAAAGCATACTCCATTTGATCAGCTTCACCGTTGTTAGTAGAAGCAAATCCAGGAATTGATTCCAAGATAGTAGCAATTGTTGGAGAACATACTAAGAAGCTTGCACCTCCACGTAAAGTCAACTGGTGGATCTTGTTAGATACTTTTTGGATTTTAGTACCTAAAGTTTGGAACCACTGACCTTGAGTGTTGTAGAAACCGGCAGTACCAGTAGCAGCAGCAAATGAGTTAGATGATGGGTTATAAACAGTGTTGTTTACAGCTGACCAGTACTCAGTAGCAGCAGCAGCATCTTCAATCAACATATCCAAGATTTCTAAATCAATTTCCATTGAAATGTACTCAGACATAATGTTAGTTAATTCAGCTTCAGCATCGATGTTTTGGTAAGCAGCTAAATCTTGAGCAAATTCAGGAGTCCATACTGCTTTCAATTTCTTGGTTTTAGCAGTAATAGGCTGTGATTGCATTCTTACGTTGATCTCAGGGATAACGATTTGAGCAGAAGATGCAGCGTTAGGAACTGAGAAAGAACCTGAAGCTTCAAAATCACCACGACCAGATTGGTTACCACCAACAGCAGAAGCTGCGTTGTTACCAGAAGTAACGTTGATACCATCTTGTGAAGTTGATTTTTGGTAGTTAACAGTTAAGTTACCGGCTGATGCTATCTGAGCAAAGTTTGCAGAAGATGTAAAGAAGAATTCAATCGTATTTGCTGTGTAGTTGTAAGTAGTAAATGCAGGTAATAAAGTAGTAGCACTTAAAGCACCTGATACTGGTACGAAACCACGAACTGCATCTTGGTCAAATGAAGGCAAGTATAAACCACCAGAAATAGTTAATTTATATACTTGACCAGAAGCAACTGAAGCTGAGTAATCAGAATTAAAATCTAATTCAGCCCAAGAAGCTGATACAAAACTACCAGAGTTTGCAACTACAGCAGCAGTATTAAATGCTGATGAGTTAAGAACAGAGGCAGTGTAGTTAATAGCTGAGCTAGAGAAGTTGTTAGTAGAGTAAGTAAAACGACCAGCACCATATAAACCACCTTCAGCAGCTGGAGTAGAGAATGGGAATTGAGAAGCTGTGTTACGAGTACCATATAAAGATGAACCAGCAGTAAATGGAGTCTTAGAATCACCATATTGGAAATCTAAGAAGAATACAAGTCCAGAAGGCATGTTCATTGGTTGAACTGAAACGAATTCTTTAGCAACGATAGTTCCGAATACTTTACGAACTAAAGGCAAAGCAATACCAGCCCAGTTTTCACCCTGTCCACCTGAAGTGAATGAAGAGTTAGAAGAGATTTGGTTTGATTCAGTTACCAATTGCTTGGCTTGGTTTTCTAATAAAAGGGACATGTTATTTTTGTCCATTTCAACTAAACCTTCTAGTAATCCGGTCTTAGACCATTTTCCAGCAAGTTTAGCAGCGTCGCTTTGTAAACTCTTCCAAGAGTTAGCAGAGCTTTCTAATAATTGTTGTACGTTTGACATTTTTGTTTTTTGTTTTTGTTTTAAATTGTTTGTTATTTTTTAATTCCAGCTAATGTTTGCCATCTAGCAAATTGATCATTAACTTCTAAGATTGGCTTTTTCTCAGCAACACCAGCAGCTCTAGAAGCAGATCCTCTTAACATTGATTCGTTAACAGTTTTCTTAGTTTCTTTCATACCTTCAGATAAGGTTTCGAATACTAATTTAGCTTCTTTAACACTAGCGGCTTTGTCGAAAGCAGCCAATACTTTTACTTTTTGACTTTCAGTCAAAGTTTTAGCTTTGAAGATTTTGTTAGTGTAAAGTAATTTAGCGTTGAACAAATTAACTTCTTGTAATTCAGATTTAATAGTAGATAATGCGTTGTAAGCTTCATTAAGTTCTTCTTTCATTTCTTTAAGCTTCTTCTTGTAATCTTCAACTCCTTCTTCTTCAGCAGTGTCTTTTTTATCACCACGTTTTGAAGCAGGAACATCGCCTTTGTTACCACCGTACTTTTTACGTTCGTTGATTTCAACTTCTTCTTCACTTTCCATACCTTCTTCGCCTTCCATACCTTCACCGCCTTCTAATTCGCCTGCGGCTACCATGTCGGCAATTACACCTTCAATGAAAGATTTAAGATCTGATTCGTCCATGTTTTCAATATCAAGTTCTTCATCTTCTGAATCTTCAATACCATCAACATCTTCGTCTGTGTAATCTTCTTCGTCAGCTTCAGCTACGTTTCCGTGTGCTGTAGGACCTTGTGGATTGTTAATAAGATCTTCCTCTTCATTCATTGCTTCTTTTTTACCAGCTTTCTTTCCCTTTTCGTACTCGTAAGCGGCTTTACCTTCTTCCATGGTTTCATCTTCCATCATTTCATCCTCATCCATAGCGTCAAGTTCTCGTAAAAGTTCATCAAGGTCCATTTCATCCATTTCTTTAGCTTTACCCATTTTCATTTCGTCCATTTCCATTTCGTCCATTTCCATTTCGTCCATTTCTTTTTTGTTCATGTGTTTTGCTTCTTCCATGTCGTAATCTTCCTTCATGTCTTTTTCTTTCATTTCGGTCATCTCATCAGCTTCATCCATATCATCCATTTCGGCTAACTTTGCAGCTAACTTTTCTTTCAAATAGGGGGTAAAAGCTTCTTCAAGAGCGGCCTTTGCATTGGCGATGGCAGTTTCCTTAACTGCTTTGGCATCGGCAATGGCTTCTTTCAATAAATCTCTGTTTACCATTTTGTTTGTTTGTCCTCAAATAATTTTTGTTGGAAATACGCTTATTGTTGACTAATGTCGAAGCGTAATAAAATATTTTATCTAAAT